GATGTGTGGCGAATACCCACCCAGCCCTTTCCAGAGGCACACTTCGCCACCTTCTCAGAGAAGTTGGTTGAGCCGATGATAAAGGCTGGCTGCCCACAAGCAGGAATTGTCCTTGACCCATTCATCGGTAGCGGCACGGTAGCCGTTGTTGCCAGAAAACTTGGTCGGCAGTGGTTGGGGATCGAGCTTTCGGAGGATTATATCAAGATAGCCGAAGAACGACTGAAACAGGAGCATTTGGGGATTTAGATGGAAATAAGGAGTGGTTGGAGAAGTGAAACTACGAATGTTGGTTAAGGACATAAATATCCGAACGCTGGTTAGCGGGGACAAACAGGCGAGGATTACTTTTGAAACATTATCTCCTGAAGACATCGAAAGGATTGCGATGCTTTCGGATAAGATGGAGGTGGGGGTTACAATCAATGCCGAGAGGAAAAAAGACAAGTGAGAAAAAAGTTAGAGCAATTGCGCAAGCGAAAGCAATTGATGAAGAAGCATCAAGTATTAAACTTGCGACAATTACAGGAGTGCCAGCTTCAACGATTAGAGACTTGATTAGGGACGATGGGCGGTTCGGCAGGTTCGTCAACATAGAAAAAAAGAGATTAAAAATTGAGTATATGGACTTAATTCAAGAGCACATTGTTGAGATGAGAAAGAAAATGCCGAGGGCAGCGTATAGGGATTTGGTGGGCGGCTTTAAGATTGTTCACGAGAAGGCGTTTCCAGAGGATAGTCAACCAGAGATGGGGTCGTTCAAACAGCAAATCAATATAATCCCCATTTTGGGAGGAATAAGTAGAAGTGGTAAAGACAGCAGCGGTTCAAAAAATAATCCAATTGAAAAAAAGAATTAGAGCGGTCGCCGGTGGAACGGCCGCCGGCAAAACAATTGGGATTTTGCTCTGGTTGATTGACTATGCGCAAGCGGGGAAGGGTGATTTAATCTCGGTCGTTTCCGAAACATTTCCGCACCTTAAAAGAGGGACCGTGAGGGACTTCCTAAACATAATGGAGGAACACCACTACTTCCAACCCACGCGTTGGAATAAGACCGACTATATTTACACTTTCGAAACGGGAAGTAAAATTGAGTTCTTTTCCGCCGATCAGCCGGGTAAGGTGAGGGGACCAAGAAGAGATGTCCTATTCATAAACGAGGCCAACAACATTAGTTTGGATATCTTCAACCAACTTGAAGTAAGAACGAGAAAGTTAATTTTGATGGACTGGAACCCGGTCTCCGAGTTTTGGTTTTACACCGATTTACTGGGTAAGAGGGACGACATTGACTTCATTACGCTTACTTACCTTGACAATGAGGCCTTACCGGAGGAAGTCAAAAGAACTATTGAGGCGAGGAGAAGCAACCGATTGTGGTGGAAGGTTTATGGGGAGGGACAATTAGGTGAGCCGGAGAGTAAGATTTACACCGATTGGCGAATGCTCGACGAAATTCCTCACGAAGCCCGACTAGAAAGATACGGGCTGGACTTTGGTTACTCTAACGACGAGACGGCGATTGTGGCAATTTATTATTACAATGGCGGCTATATTTTCGACGAAATAACCTATCAAAAAGGTCTGTCAAATAGACAAATAGCCGATATTCTTTTGAATTTGCCGCGCTCGTTGGTAATCGCTGACAGTGCAGAGCCGAAAAGTATAGATGAGATCAAAAGTTACGGAGTAAATATCCTGCCGAGTGAAAAGGGAAAGGATAGTGTCCTGGCCGGAATACAGTTTGTCCAACAGCAAAGGGTTTCTGCTACTAAACGAAGCGTTAAGTTATGGAAGGAATATCGAAATTACATATGGTTAACGGATAAAAACGGCTCGATTATTAACGAGCCAAGTCCAATCCTAGATCATTTGATGGATGCTGTAAGATACGGTTTGGTGTCATTGCGAAAAACCCGGCCGAGAATTCTTGCCGAGATTGAGGCAGGATTTCCCCGGCAGAAACTTTTTGATAAACGGGGGTTTTACTAATGTCCGAACTGGAGAAATTACAAAGAGCAATCAAAACCCACAAGCCCTATCTTTTGGAAATTGACCAATTGGTGGAGGATCTTGGAAATGGGGTTATGAGGCTGGACTTACGGGTCTATCAGGGCTTCGTAACGGATGTGGTAATTCACCACTCAAAACGAGTGGTCTTCAAAAAGCCGAATGTTGACAATGAGGTTAATGAGTGATATGGTCAGAGGAGGGCTAAGTTCATTATGACAAGCCGCAAACCTTTAACAGAGGTTGGCGGCTTTCTTGTTACCAATGGCAAAGAAAGAAACGAACCTTGAGACAATCAAAAAGAGCTACCGTGAGGAACAGGCGCTCTTGGACGAGTGCCAACAGCACGAAGCGGACTCCTATAAATGGCTCTCGACAAAGAGAGATACCTGGGACGATAAAGAGTCAATGCTCGTTTGTGGTCTTGAAGACCAAATAAGTGGGGATACCAAATCCCAGGTCTTTGACCCCGTTTTATCCACGATTGTTTTTGAGCGCGGTGCTAGGGTGATGGCCCAAAACCCGTCGGGTAAGGCCTTTGCTGTTTCCAAAAACGATGTTGGTAAGAACCTCTTAATGAACCTTCTCTTAAAGTTTTTCCGTAACAACGCTAACGAACACTATTCACACCTCGTAAAGTTGCGGATGCTGGATATTTATTCCAGCGTTTATGGTTCATTTTTTGCCCTAGTTCCCTGGCGAATTGACGAGCGCAGTGGCTATATTGGCCCCGAATTAACTTTGATCCCAATAAGAGACATCCGTCCGCAGCCCGGCAAAAAATGTGTGGGGGAGAGCGATTGGTTTGGTATAAAAAGTGCCGCCTCTCTAAGTTGGTTACTGGAACAGCAAAAGGCCTTTCCGAACATTTGGCGCAATGTGGATAGTTTAGCAACGGAAATCCGCTCCAAGAAATCGGAAGGCGATACTCAACGAGCCAGTGCCCGGGAAGAACGCTCCTACATCGAACGAGAATGGTGGCCGTCTTTAATTGGCGATACTAAATTTCCGTCAGTTGACATCGTTACCGAATACCGCTCGAATGCGTGGATTACTTGGGCACCGAAACAGGTGGACCCCAAAACATCTCGTCCCTGGATTTTACGCATTGTCGAAAATCCCTACCCCGAAGGATTGTTGCCGATTGTAGAGAAGCACGCCTTCCCGCTTTTGGACTCTATCATTGGGTTAGGGGAGTTTGAGCGGGGGCAGACGTTGCAGTTTGCAATTAACTCTCTGATTAACCTTTATCTTGATGGTGTCAAGTATTCTATCTTCCCTCCGTTGCATATTAACCCTGATAATGTGGTCGCCTCTTCAATTAAGTGGGGATCGGGGGAGAGGTGGTATATGAACAATCCCAATAAGGATGTGCAGCCAATGGTTCTTAGTCCGCAGGGATTGCAGACATTCCAATCAACCTATGGCTTTATGCTGGCGGCGGTTCACAACTTGACAGGCTCAACGCAGGTAACGAAGATGGAGGGGGTAGAGCCCGCCGCCGGCAAAACCCCCGAAGCGATTAAGTATATGAGTTATCGAGAGTCGGCTCGAGATGAGTGGGATCGGTTTATGATGGAGAACACAATTGACCAGATTTATACTCGTTGGATTTCTCTGATTACTCATAATCTTGAGAAGTCGCAGGCTTTGCGAATTTTCGGAGATGAGGTCGGAGAGCTTCAAAAAATCTACAAAAAAGAAAAAATTCTGGAAATTTTCGAGTCGGGCAAGCGAGGAAATATCCGTATTGATAGGGGTCAGTTTGTGGAAAATGGCGAGCCGGTAACGTTTGATTTTGAATTGGAGCTGGGGTCAACAATGAAGAAAAACATTGACGAGGAGCGGGCATTCTTGGGTAGCACAATAGCCCAGCTAATCTCTCAACCCCGGCTTTTGGAGGAAATCAGAGCCAAAGGTAAGGACATTGATATTGGTGAGTTGTTCAAGCGTTGGTTAATTACCTCGGGGGTTAAGGACTGGGATAAGATTATCCTTGAGCCGGAGCAACTACTGGGGGAGGGGGAGACGAGAGAAGCAATAGAGCAGGCCCCAATACCACAAGGACAGCCGGCTCAAATACCTCGTGTGCAGTTTAATGACTCTGATATAGCGGCCGCCGCGCAGCAAATCTTTGGTGGAGTGTCCGGCATACCGGCAAGTAGATAAAATGAAGAAGAAAAAGGATATGCTTTCCAAACAGAAAGCCGAGCAGGCAATACCACCCGCCCCACCGACTTTTATTACTGAAGCTATCAAGGAAGTGCGGGGGATGGAGAAGAAACCAAAGCCCGACGATGACAAAATTCTGGCCGAGGGGGCGAGTAGCGATTTTTGGCGGTTGTTAAAGTTGCATATTGAGGGAAAAATTGAGCAACTGTCTGAATATACTACGGAATCGGTAGCAAGGGGCGGCTATAATTTGGAGGAGGCGGGTTTTCGCTATATTTTGACCGACCAAATTTCTCACGCTTTGAAAGATATAATTCACTATGTGGAATTTCGTGAAAAAGCAATGCTTGAAATGGAAAAGGCAGAACAAGGGCGGAGGTGATAACAGTGCCAGTTAAAATTCGTAAAGTTGACGGTTACCAAGTTTCAACGCCGGGGGGTGTAAAAGCCAAACACACCACGAAGGCCAAGGCGGAAAGGCAGCGAAGGCTTTTGCAAGGAGTCGAGGAGGGATGGAAACCGACTGGAAGGAAGACGCATCATCATAGTTTTGGTGGAGCAGAGCAAATGCAGCGTCGTTATAAGGAACTAACCCGATGAAAGAGAATATACTTCAGGAACTTCCTCCTAGTTCTGATAAGGAGTTTTGGGGGGACGGTGAGGTAAATCGTTTTAAGTTAGAAGAAAAGACAAGGCCGGCGGACCGGCACTTTCCGGTTGTTAGGCGAGGGCCATACTTTGTTTGCAAAGGTTGTAATTACGAGCACACTATCCCCACCGATCCTAAGAAATATACCGTAAAAGATGGTTATTTAGTAAGACTTGACAAGGTCTGAAATTTTTGTTAAAGTATCGTTAGCAGGCTAAGTCCAACTTGACAAGCCGCCATAAGCGATGTTTTCGCTGTGGGCGGCTTTTTTGTTGGCAAAAATCACTCTCTTTGAGAGCACCCTGCTTAGTGGGTTGTATTGGAGGTGATATTAGTGCCTGGGAAACAGAAACAGGCTGAATTTACGCCCGAAGAGGAAAAGGAGTTGGCCGATTTGGAAAAAATGGCCAGCGAAACGGCGACAGAGGTTGAGCAGTCCTCTGGTTCGGAGTCAGCCCCTGAAGAACCAAAAGCTCCCTCAAAGGAAAAGGAACCCGAACCCCAAGCCCCGGAAGAGGGTGGGGTGGAACTTTCTGATGAGGAAGTTGCTCTCCTTTCGGCAAAAGCTCAAAAGCGTTTTCATAAATTGAGTCAAAAGGCAAAGGAGGCAGACAAGCTCCAGAAAGAGCTTGAGGAGTTACGGGAAAAGGAAGAGGCCCAACCTGGGGAATCTCCTCTTAGAGAGCATTTGGAAGGGAAAGAACCAGAGCTTCCTGAAGAGACACCTCCGGTGGGTAGTCTTCCTTGGGAAACTCCGGGCGGGCAAGATGTGCGAGAAGTTACCCCGGAAGAATACGGAAGGGATGTAACCTCAACGGCTCGGCTGATTGTTCAAGAGGAGCTCTCCAGAGAGCGCCGCTTGATGCACTTGAGCGAAGACATCAAGACCGCCGAGGGGAAGTATCCCGAACTCAATCCCGAAAGCGGCTCCTATGACGAAGACCTTACCACCTCAATTACAGAGTGGTATGGAAAATTGTCTAAGGCTGACCCAACTTTGCGTCTTTTGCCATTTGTGGAAAAGTTAATGAGTTTGAGGAGTAAGGGGGCGGAGCAGGAGAAAAGCAAGGTTACGGCAAAAGTAGCCAAGCAAGCGGCGAAACAAGCCGTTTCTCCGGCTGGAGCTCCGACTAAAGCGCAAGGTCTCGAAGATGTAATTCAAAGCGCGAAAAGCCTTGAAGAGCTAGAAGAGGCCGCCAAATCCCTTCCTCACGCCTAAAGGTTAGCAGCACCAACGCGTGGAGGAGGTGAATAAAGCGTGGCACTTACAACAACCAGCACCCTTCCCGGCCCAGTAAAGTCCTACTACGAAAAGAGATTCCTTTTGCGGGCCGAGATGAACTTTGTGATGGAGCAGCTGGGAGTCCCTGGTCGAATTCCCAAGAATGAGGGAAAGACGGTTGTTTGGAATAGGGTAACCAACCCTACCGCCAAAACAACTGCCTTGACCGAGGGAACAGATCCCACACCGACCGGGTTATCGGCAACATTGGTGTCGGCTACTCTAAGCCAGTATGGTAATTACGAGCAGGTCACGGATGTTCTCGAGCTTACCGCCATTGACACTCTTATCAAAGAGGTAATGGATGTTCTGGCTTACGAGGCAGCCCTCTCCATTGATACGGTAATTCGGGACGCCCTGGTTAGCGGAGGAACTGTTCAATATGCTTCCGGTGTTGCCGCTCGGAACAGTTTGGTTTCGACCAACGTTGTTCAGGTGGCAGATATTAGGAAAGCAAAGAGACAGCTTTCTCGCTTCTCGGCTAAGCCCCATACCCTGCAGAGATGGGTAGCGGCGGCTCACCCCGACGTCATTTATGACCTTGAGGGTGATAGCAACTGGCTGAACGCCCATATTTACACCGAGAAGGGAATAACCCAGGTCTACAACGGTGAGGCGGGGGAGCTTTACGGGACCAAGTGGGTCGAGTATGACAACGCAACCGTGTTGACTAACTCAGGCTCGGCGGGAACCGAAGTCTACCAGACCTTCATTATGGGTAAGGAGTTCTTTGGGGTTTCTAAGTTGCAAAACCTGGAGACCTACGTTGATAGTCCTTCCCCAAAGTCGACCCTGCGGCTCTACTCGGATATTGGTTGGAAGGCATCGTTTGCGGTCAAGAATCTTAACGATAGCTTCGCTATCAGACTAGAGTCTGGCGCAACCGCCTAGTCCGGCCTCTTCTTGCCTGGCGGATTTCCAGTAATTCGCCAGGCAGGAACCGGGGATTAAATTTTAAGAAAATGGAAAAGAAGAAAATAACCTTACAAGCTATTCCTAATACCGAGCGGGTTTTGATCCGCATTCTTCAGGTCTCTCGTGAAATGACCCCTGTTCTCATACCTGGCCAACTAAAAGCGGGTGAGAACCTTCACTGCGGAAAGATTATCCATCCGGGAAATACCAAATTTAAGAAGGGTCAGGTTGTCTATTATTCGGAATACTCGGCGGCAGCGATGTTAAATATCGGCAGTGTTTTGCGTGGTGAGCAAACTCTCGGAGACGCTCTAAAAGACCCTATTTATGTGGTGGCCGCCGACGATATTATGGCTTATGAAAAAGAGGTTATTGATGAGACGAAAAAATGACGCTCTCTCGATTTCAGTATTTGCTAAAGAAGGTAAATCCAAAGTTGAGAATTAGACAACGGGGATACGGAGATGTTGGGGGAATTTTCGTTGGGCTCTCGGGTAAAAGTGGCTACATCGCCAGAATCACAAAAGGAGAACTTCATCTAAATGGGTTTCGTTGGGAGGTAGTTGACCCCAACGACAAAATGAGAACGATCCCGGGGAAGATTCAAAAGAGGGGTCGCAAAACCCTGATTCGTCTTTTGAAAAACTGGAGATGGGTTAAAAACCACCAACAGATCTCGATGC